CCTAGATCATCAGGAACCCCCACCCCATAGTTATAATCTCCTATGGAGTTGAAAGAGTAAGCATAGTTCTTCCTTGTAATACCATTTACATAGATGGTTAAATACGCCTGGTATGCTGTAAACATAGCAGTCGCATTGAATGGTGTGGTTACATCACCTAGTTCTTCAGCACTTTCAAGAGCATCACGCTGAGCTTCTTCTGTTAAGAGTTTGTACTTAGCATTATCTCTCACCTCAACAAAGTGACCTTTACCTCTACCAAACATTACACTCTCAAGCTTAAGAACACCACCTAAGAAAGGCTGTCCGAAAGAAGTTTCAGGAGAGTTAAATATCTGTCTGTATTTCTCTGTAAATCCAGGTTGAGGATTCTCAGCTTTACAATTTGCACCTGTAACAAGTGTTGGACCAGTGAAACAAATATCACCAGGGCCTTCAATTTGTACAGGACCACCTGTGCCAGGAACTACATATAATGTATACACTGGAGAGGTAGGCCATCCATTCACCCACTGTGTAGTGACACCTGTATAGATGTCGTTCCACTCAATTCTACCACCTCTGGCAAATGCGAAAGGACTTGGATTACAAACCTGAGCTGTCCATATCTCATATGTAGAAAGCCCCACCCTTCCTGTTGCAGGACCAAGGATTGTAGGCTTACCTATTGAGCAAAGTGGATATTGACCAATTGCAAAGTATTTCTTCTTTGTTGTTTTGTTCGTATTGCAATCAGTGTATTCCACCTCAGCAAAAGAAGGTCCACCAGCAGGGTCTAGACCAAGTGTGTCTATGAATACACTATACCCATCACAGATTTGTGAGTAGGCATTGTTAGTTGTATTAAGGAATGGATCTGGGTTAAGATCGTTGTATGGGTAGTTAGGATAGTAGTAGGTTTCCTCTTCTCTCTCATACGTATTTACGTTTCTAAGGATACCCTTAGCAACAATAGACTTGTTTGTACCACGATCAGCACGGATGATTTTAAATGCTACAATATCATCTTTCTGTTCTGGTGTAAGAGTGGATGTCTGAATAAGTGAGCTCACTAGTTGTACATCTAATTGTACACCAATAGGGAACACAGCATCATTACCCTGAACCATACCTGAAGGTCCTGTAAATATCTTAGATTCGTAAGCAGGACTTACATTGATGTCAGGGAACTTATGGTGCCTAATAGGCTGACCAGCAAGATCGCCCCACACATCTTTGTTACATGGGTAGGTGTCTGTTGATTCCCAATAACCAAACTCACCATATTGATATGGGCCTCTGTAGTCAGGAGCTGGAGAATATCCAGGACTTGTACCAAGTACAGATCCTGTATTGTAGATTTTCCAATAAGAGCTATATCCTATTCCTCCAGATGTGTAATCAGGAACGCCTATAAAGTCTGGGTTGGTATCTGGTACATCAGGTTGTAAGTTCTCTGTAGCGCCTTTGATTCTACCAGGAATATGAAATCCATCTGTCTGCTTACCATTCTTAAGCAAGAACACTATCTCAAAAGCATACACCTCATCTCTCAAATAACCTCTGAGATTGGTGGCATTCAACTCATCTGAATAGTTTTGGTCAGCAGGAATTCTCCAGCTTTCCCATAACAGAGGAATTTGATTAGCAATGCTTTGGTAGTTAATACGATCAATAGATGTAAGGTTGTCCCATATCAAGACATCTTGTGCTGTTGTAAGATCTTGAGCAATGTCGTAATAAGGGAACTTCTCAAATATATCATTGATAGTCAGTCTGATTTGTGTAACGTTCTGACCAGTGTATGTGATTTCCTTTTGAACAGCATCGATGTAATATGTACCAGCTAGCTCAACAGAAGTGATGTTATTCACTGTCTTAATCACCGCTAAGTTAAAATACTGGTAAAGTCCTGTGTCCTCAAGATTGCTTATATTGAGGATGATAGACTTCCCAACAGTATAGTTGAAGTTCACTGATGTAATGAACTTATCAGCAATAGGTGTTGGGTTGGTAACAGAATAGTAGGACGTGTAAGGATTACCCTGAGCATCACAGTATTGCGCAGCAAACTGATATGTACCAGCAATCAGATTACCTGTGCTAGTAACATCAGTTACCTCCAGTTGAGGGATATTAAAGTTGGGTTGAAGTTTAAGTTGATTACAGTCTAGGTCGTCTGTATATTCTGGATCACAGAACGGAGTTCCAGATTTTAGAACTTTTGGAATATTGTCAATGTCCAAATATCTTCTAGGATTGAATCCATCTGTCCAATAAATCTCTGTGGTACAATTAGTTATCTTATGTGCCACCTTGTGTATAGGGTAGCCAGTATTGAAGTTGAGGCAAGGAGCATTTACAATTACACGATATACGCAATCATTGTTCTCCATCTGTCCAATCTGACTAGCTCCTGTATCAGGGTTAGTGATAAAGAATATATGTTTGTTCTTCTCTTGGATGAAGTGATTACCTATAAGCACAAAACCTGAAGGGAACGTAACACAAAGTTCGTTCCCTGGCTCATTCTGATAGTTTACAGAATTAGCATCATAGTTTTCAACAGTAGCATTTATTGCATACGTTAGTTTCCCCTTTGCAATTTGGTTAGGGGTTTGGTCCATGTTAAGACCTGTAGTAGCATTGTTATACTCCTGTCTAATATTGCCTTGTTCCTGTTCAGCCATTAGTATTAATTATTGCGTCTCCAACCGTATCTATTAGTACGATTAGGAAGTTCATACATGTTAAATCTGTTCAAGTCATTCTTAATCCTACGTTGCTTAGTCCAAGGATCTTGCTTCTTAATCTCAATATCAGCCATGATGAAAGCTTCTTCAGACTGTTGTTTGTAGTTCATCATCTTCCTTTCTAGCTGATTGTATGTCTCATCGTTCACTTGATTAGTGAGCGTTTCAATCACCTTATACTTGATGAAAGCTTCAACATATTCTCTAATACGATAGTTGTCAGGAATTAACTGATTTCCACCAGCATCATATTCTGTAGCATAAAACAACAGATGCACCACACCATTACGGAAGTTAGTGACAAACTTATTGTCTCTGATATCAAATGAGTCATACCAAGAGGAACCAGGAGTGAACTCATTAATAGGAGGTGCCTGTGCATAGAACTCCCAGTTATTGGTATAGTCTACACCACAGTTACCTTGTGCAGAAATGTTACCAGGTTTTAATAGGTATTCTCTACGATAGCTAACTGCTGCTTCATTATTAGTCTTGTACACTGTTTGAATGAGTTCAGGCATACAAGAACCATCACATCCTACATTACCACAACAAGGACTAGGGATTGGACAATCTGTGGTGATAGGGCTCACCTGAATTGTTGTAGCTGTAGCAGCCTGTGAGTAGAATGAGTTAGCCTGTTGATAAGGGAAACCATTTACAGCTGTACACATCCAAGCCTCTCTCACAGCAAAGAAGTTGTCTGGGAGTCTAGCTTGATAGTCGTTAATGTGTAGGATTTCCTGAGAAATCACATAAGTTGTTCTACCCAACTTTCTGAGACATTTGTCTAGATAGGTGGGGAACATTAAATCATCAACTGCTCCTGTATCAAAATAGCTTTTGAATTCCTCCTTAACTGTAGCGTATACAGGCGCAGGGCTGATAAAATTATATTTGTAATAGTATGACATCTATTTTACTTTTTCCATTCGTGATAGAGATGTTGATATTTATCGTCAGCTCTTAGATAGTGAGAAAGAAGTCTAGACGTGTTTCTGGAAGGTTTAAAATACCACAACGGTGATTGTCTGAATCTAGCTGTTGACTTAAACCACACCCATCCAAAGAAGAAGCCCTCTGTGTGAAAGTTAAAGTTGTAAATACGTTTACCTTTCTCCTTTGTCTTTTTCCAATCAATAGGAAGGTTGACAAACTCTTTTCCATGAATGTCTTTTACCTTCTTACGCTTTTTCTTGTTTATGGCAAACTCACCAAAACCAAAAGGCAGCTTTGCTTTCTCTCCTGTCTCAAGAATGTATTCTTTAAAAGCATCGTTAAAAGAATAAACGATGTTTCTCCATTGATCAAAGGTGAGCTTTATGGACGGATGTTTCTTACAGAAACTGTTGTAGTTTTCTTTGCTGGCGCTTCTCCAGTCTATCTTTACTCTCATATCTTATCTCAAATTTGGAGCGTTAGGTGCTTGACCATCAACTCCATCATTTGTGATGTCTGTCTTCAATTTGAAATACGTAGAGAGAAGCTTCTGAGAAGTGAGCTCCAACACCTGCTTTTCTAGATAGCCAGGAACTGGAGATTCTTTATCTAAAGGATTTACACACAGTTGCTCTGGTGTATAGCTAGGAGTTCCGCATCCACATTCTGGATACATTATCTCATTTGGAACATCTTCCTCGAAAAGAGCAACAAGTCTGATTGCTTTTAAGAGTGGATTGTTCACATACAGATATCCGTTAGAAATCCAATAGTATTCCTCATTTTTAATTATAGGAAGCTTGAGCAAGTTCACGTATCGGTTGATGGTTATTTCCTTAAGTTTCTTTCCCTGACCACTCATAGCGTTAATTGAATAAACACCCTGAATGACATATTGATAATTACCCTCTGTAATCCTAGGCAGCTTGAATCTTGTTCTAGCCACTGTGCAAGGATCTACATAATCACAACATTCAGAAATAGGAACTTCCACCATCTCCAAGCAGGGAATGGTGGTAAAAACTGTATCGGTTGCCCATAACTTCCTCAGATTAGTCTCACGCTTAATCAAGAGGAAGGCATTGTTTCTAATTTCAGACATGACAGCTCTATCCGTGATCAAGTTGTCCGTGGAGAGCAACTTGTGCATAGAACGTACATCTGAAACTAGCTTCCTAAAAGTTGACATTATAAATACTGTTTGAATATGTTTGTTATTCCATCTTGGAGATCTATCAAGAACCCTGTCACCTCACCCTTGGTTACGGTGTATCCATTCTTATCATCCCAAGAACTCTTGGCTGTAGAGAATGCAGGTAGTTGATAGAACTTAATACCATTGAAATCAAGACTCATTTCATGGTGTTTGTCACCTGTGAATATGTAGAAGTTGTCATGCTCTGACCATTCAGTTTTAAACTCCATAGGGAACAAGCCAGCAAGCTTTGCAGGTTTTAAAGCATCTCCGTGGTTAAACATTAATGCTGATGTACCATAGCTCACATACTTTCTATATCTTGGAGAGATGTCAAAGAACACACGCTCTTCGCTTCTAAAGTAGGTTTGTAACCAACTGGCTAAATGCCATCCTACATATTCATCATGATTACCAGCTACAAATATAACATCCACATTTTCTCCTTTCTGAAGGAGCAGGTTTATCACGCTCACTTCATGATCACATATTGCCTGAAACGCATCATGATATGAAAGGATGTTTTGTTGGGGAGTGCCCTTTGTAGTTGAATTGGTGAACTCACTGTTGAACTCATCAGAACCAATAATGTATTTGATATCTGTGAGATTGTTAGATAGGGAAGCTTGATTTAGGATTATTTCCACCCTCTGGATGAAATCACCAAAGCGATGGTCTATATCATTCTCTCCTCCTATGTCTAACTTATTTAAATGGGAATCCTGTTTGTTAATGATTAGGCAAGCATCTTTCTTACCTTCAGCATACTTAGGAGCCATTACTTCTGGAGATATTGGTTGGTAGTTCTCTAGGAAGGAGATGAAGCTATCTTGAAACACTTGCTCATCCTTCTTCTTACCCAACCATGCTTTTACTTGCCAATGAGGAGTTTCACCATTTCCCCAATAGTTCTGTACGTATTTAGTTATCTCCCATTTCTCTGTGTCAATATTGCACTTTTCAATTAACTCATCTAAGCTTTTGATTTCATCTTTAGAGTTGAATACCACCTCACCTGTTCCTTTCTGTATATCCTCTAAAAACCTTACTACATGGTCTTCTAACTCTCCAATGTAGTTTGAAATCTCAGCATCATTCTGTATTTCTTCTGACCCTCGCAACCCCTTCAGTAACTCATCCACCTCGTTCTCTGTGATGTTTAGTTTGTCTGCATAGAACTTTTTGCTCTTTTTCCAATGGAGCATTTGCTCCAGTTGTTGCAGAAGGGATTGATTTTCAGGCATTTACAACTTTTTTGAATTAAAATTGCCCTAAAGGTACGAAGGTTTTTTGGTATTTTCCAAATTATTTTAACCTTTCTGGTTATCCATTCTAACCAAGTTGGTTAGAGTTTAAACAAAAACTCCCAGGGCCGAAGCCCCAGGAGAAATCCTGTAAAACCAACAAAACAGGATTTTTAATAAATTATAGTGTAGTGGTGGTGGTGGTTGTTGAAAGCCATGGTAATGGAAGTGTGACTTCCACAGGATTGATCTGTAGAGCAATCTTATTCTCCAAAGATAATTGCATAGCATCTACAGGAAGTATTTCCTCAAGCCATCCAATCACCTCAGCTTCTGTTACATCCGCGTAAGGAATGAAGTTTTGTGGATTTGGTTGTGCTACACTTGATGCACCATAAGTGTCTGCAAAATAAATCTTACCATCATGTTCTTGTGTTGCATTATATCTCCAATGTATCACATTGATTACATCTGGTAGACCTTCTGATTCTACAGCGCAATTTAATTGGCTGATTACCCATTCAAATACTGTTGTTGCCATTTTTGTTTTATTTTATTTGTGATTTTAATTCGTTGATTTGAGCCTGCTGCTCTTTAATAGCGTTTACCAAAGCTGAATAAATAGCGTCTTTTTCAAGTCCAAGGTACTCTCCTTGCTTTACTGCATCAGGCATTATTTCTTGTACTTCTTGTGCTATAAATCCAAATTGTTTACCATTGGTTCCGTCTTTCCAATTATATGAAACAGGATTTAGTTTTAATATATCAGATAGACCATAGGTAAGTGGTATGATATTAGTTTTTAATCTTCTGTCTGAAGGGTTGGTATTTGTTAGGAATCCCGCATTTGAGTAAACAGTTCCTGTACCTAATGCTCCAACATATACACTACCAAATGCACCTATCCCATTTACATAGAACTTAGCTCCTTGAGTTGTTGATGTTGCGTTTACTAATACATCTCCTGTTGATGTTATCCGCATTCTTTCTCCTGTTGATACTGCTCCTTCATGTGTGTTAAGTGTGATATATTGTGAGTTATGCCCAGCAACACTTGAAGCTACGTTGTAAACATACATACCACCATTACCACCATCCTCTATTCCAAAAAATAATTCAGCACCTCTATTACCTGAGGCGTGAGTAGTTGCAAATGTTCTACCTATTATAACAGCTGTAGTTTGATTATAACCTATTATTATATCTCCTTCATTTGTTATGCGCATGCGCTCGGTACCAAAAAGAACATCAGCGTTAATATTTTGAATTGCATTTGTTGTATAAAATCTTAAATCAGCACCTACATTGCTTGAGTTATATGTTTCAGTAGCATAAGATCTAATATTTGATACACCACCACTTGAGTAGGTTGATCCATCTCTTGAAACAAAAGAAATAGCTCCAATCAAATCGCCACTTGAAATAGTATTTGAAGAAGTGCCAACACAAATAGCTCCAGTTGAGGAAGTGGATACATCTAAAGAAGAAAATGGACTTGTAGTTCCAATGCCAACATTCCTACTACTGTTTATATAAACACTAGTGCTATTATTATTTTTAAAGGTAATATTATGGGAACTATCAGGATACATTCCTGTGTTTACAGAAGAAGCATTTGCATATCCATAAGCATCGTTTACCCAAACACTTCCACCAATAATATAAGCTATACCTCCTACATTTAATGCAAAAGCATTATATGTTGTATTAGCAGATACAGCACCATTTAAAATAGTGCTACCTTCAACACGTAATTTAACATTAGGACTTGTAGTACCAATACCTACATCACCCCCACTTGTTATGCGCATACGTTCAGATAATCCACTACCTGAATTAGAACCATTTGTATAAAATCCTAAATTAGAACCATCTAATCCATAAACACCTGCGTGTCTTACTGATTGATTTCCAAAATCTATACCACCACTTGCGCCTGAGCCACCAGCAACAGTAAGATTTCCATATTGAGATGAAGCTGTATTTGATATTGTAACTTGTTTTGTAAAACCTAAACCATATATACTAGGATTTGTGGTTCCTATACCTATGTTCCCTTGATAGTTTATAACAAGAGAAGGCGTAAGTGTACCACCCGGAGTTGGTGTTGTTTCAAACCATAAACCCCCACCAAAGTTATAAGGTGCACCATCATCATAGATAACACTTCTTATTCTTGCACTTTCTACTACCCCTGTAACATAACTGCTATTCTTAAATAATATAGACCCACCAAAAAACCCATAAGGAGCATTACCCTGTAGTGCAGTAATTGTCAATACATTGTGAGGTATTGTCCTGTCAGCATCAGCCGCTCTGCTAACGATTTCTAACTTAGTACCCGGAGTTGTAGTACCTATACCTACATTACGACCACTTGTCATAGTCATTATGCTTCCAACACCTACTAAATCAAAATATAAATTATTGGCATATCCTGAAGCTGCACTATTACCACCTATTCCAATTTCATAAGTTTTACCTGAAGCACCTGTATTAGCAAAATCAATATATGAATATCCACTTGCAGAACTTGTTGTTGCAATAAAACTTGCATTAGTAGATGTACTCGTTGTTACACTACTTGAGAATGTAGATGCTCCTGTAGAGGCTATTGATAATACATTTGAAGATAAAACATCACTCCATAAAGTAAAACTATTATCAGTGTTACCAAATATCCTATATCTATTAGTTCCGTTTAATCTAAATGATTGCCAAGTAAAACCACCACTTACAGTTGTATAATCAACGATTAATTGTTCATTTGTACTTCCGTTTACTCTTATTTGACCCGTTACATCAAGTTTATATGTATCATTAGTATTTCCTATTGATAAATTACCTGAAGCGTTAAGACGCATTAACTCCCCATTTGAATTAACCCATCTAAATACACCACTTGCGCTATTGATTTGGTAAGTTGAAGTTGTATTATCTGATAAGTACCAAAAATGTTGTTGAGCACCATTGTCCATTCCTATACCATTAGATACAGAACCTACTCCATCTGTAACAACAAATAACTTAGCACTTGGACTACTCGTTCCTAATCCTAAATTGCCTGTGTTAGTTAAATTCATTTTAACACTCGCACCTGCACCACCATAGTACCAAAGTAAGTTTGTTTCTCCGCTTGAAGTTTCAGGAATTAAAGTCCAAAACTTTCCTGACAAAGACGAGTTGTTTATATATAAAGAACCATTCCCACTTGCAACACTTGTTTGTATTGCACCGCTAACATCTAATTTGTAAGAAGGTGTAGCAGTTCCAATACCAACATTAGTACCATTATCAAAGATCTGACTATTACCTATTGTACTTGCTGAAGTAAACTTAACAACATAGTTTGTTGTTCCAGATACAGATACAGACGTACCGCTTGAACCACTGGTTCCTGTTGTACCTGATGAACCACTTGTAGCACTGGTTCCTGATGTTCCTGAAGATCCACTAGTACCTGATGAACCAGTGGTACCAGACGTTCCTGTAGTTCCTGAACTACCGCTAGTAGCACTTGTGCCAGAAGTACCAGAACTACCAGAAGTGCCTGTGGTACCAGACGTACCGTTTATACCACTCGTTCCAGCTGTTCCAGAGGAACCACTAGATCCCGAACTACCAGAAGTACCAGAGGTGCCTCCTGTTCCATTAGTTCCACTGCTTCCACTTGATCCACTACTACCACTAGTGCCATCAATGCCACTAGTTCCGCTTGAACCACTTGTTGCACTTGTACCAGAGCTTCCACTCGTACCATCAATTCCTGATGTACCAGAAGTACCATCTACACCTGTTGTTCCAGATGTTCCTGAGCTACCACTAGTTCCTGTAGTTCCAGATGAGCCAGATGAGCCACTTGTAGCGCTAGTGCCACTTGTGCCTGATGTTCCACTGGTGCCCGTAGTTCCTGATGTACCGTGTGATCCATCTCCTCCCGTAGCACCGTCAAGATTCACTTCCCAAGATGAATAAGTGCCTGTACCAGTTTGTCCTGTTACCTGGAAGCTTAAACTACCTGTGCCAGGGTTGTAAGCTGTAATGATTGCCTCGTTATGTTTAAAGGCATCTAGAGAATATGTTATAATAATAGACTGTCCTAGGGAATAAGACAATCCTGTACCTACAGTGATTGTACCTGTTCCACCAGGAGCTTGTAATGTATAAGTTGAAGAAGAAGTTGTAGCATATCTATCGCCACTAAGTCCAGATGTACCAGACGTAGCAGATGTTCCTGAGGTACCACTACTTCCACTGGTGCCAGTTGTACCAGAAGTTCCACTCGTAGAAGATGTACCACTGCTACCACTGCTACCACTAGTGCCTGTACTACCACTCGTACCACTAGATCCAGAATTACCATCTACACCACTTGTGCCTGATGTACCTCCTGTACCACTTGTACCAGCTGTACCAGATGTTCCAGTTGTTCCACTTGAACCACTCGTACCAGATGTACCTTCAATACCAGAAGTACCAGAAGTACCTGTCGTACCACTGCTTCCACTTGTTGCACTCGTTCCACTCGTTCCACTGCTTCCGCTGCTTCCAGAGCTACCAGATGTACCATTTATTCCACTTGTACCTGTTGTACCACTGCTACCAGAAGTAGCAGATGTACCAGATGTCCCACTGGTCCCTGAGGTACCTGTACTACCACTGGTACCGCTTGTGCCTGTTGTACCACTACTGCCGCTTGTAGCACTTGTACCTGATGTGCCAGAAGTAGCAGACGTACCACTACTTCCAGATGATCCTCCTGTACCAGTAGTTCCAGAGCTCCCTGAAGAACCTGAGCTACCGCTAGTCCCCCTGGTTCCTGAACTACCAGACGTACCAGTAGTTCCAGAAGTACCTGACGTACTACTAGAACCACTAGACCCGCTGCTTCCAGACGAGCCTGATGTTCCATTTATACCAGATGTACCACTGGAACCAGAAGTTCCACTAGTACCACTAGTACCAGAACTACCTCCTAGTTTACAAACTCTCTCGTCTATCTTTTGTAGAGCTACAGTGAGCGAGTCACACGTATGTACAGCTGTACATGGGAGATTAGGTCCATCATACTTTACGTTGTTAGAACTAGTTAGTTCAGGGTTACAAGGATCACAGTTTTGTTTAGACATCTATTCTTTACATTAAGGAATGTACATAATGTAGTAACATCCCAGACCAGGCTGGTAGTTATTATGGGCTAATCCGCCTCCTGTAGAACCAACACTGACTGCTACAGAAACTCCTGTAACTGCTGTGTTCGTGCTAGTAGACGAGCTCTTTGTACCATTCATATCCATAAGATCACCATATGCACCAGGCTCATTCTGATCAGCTTCTCCATGGGCATATGAAATTGTATGCAAGTGTCCAGGATCAGTTACAGTTGCTGTAGCTGTGTGAGAGTGAGCAGGAATCTCTGTAGGTGAAAGAGTTACCGTGTTAGAACCAGCAGTTCCTAATAAGGCATAAGCAGGATTACCAGCTACACCAGGATCCACTGCAGGATTGAAAGCTCCTCCACCCATACCTGTTGTAGCACCAACTGGTACACGTCCTCTTTTATCAGGAGTGCCATTGTTACCATTACAGAGGTAGATTTTCTCCCAATCAGTTCCAGCAATACCAGCACCTGTACCATCAAACTTACCTGTGAGACTACCGTAGTATTCTACAACAGCATAAGGAACCATACGGTTGAAAAACTTAGTGCTAGTTCCAGCGCTAGCTATATAGGCTGCAATCAGAGAGTTAAGATCAGAAAGCTTAACATAGTTTGTACTTACGTTAAGAGCAAGAGCATTTAGAGTAACCTCTACAGCACAAAGCTTTGTAATAACAGCTTGCAGAATCGCATGTGTTCCAGAGGTTGATGTTACACCAGTAAGACAACCTATTGTATAAGGTCCTTCTAATGTATTAAACTTTCCTTCTAAAGTGGTTAGTCTGGTATCAAGCTCACAAACAGCTTTGATAATTGCAGTAACGACATTTGGAAGATCAAGACCTTCACACGATACAAGATTCTTATTTACAATCTGACAAATGACTTGAGGATTGATAGTTAACACTATACCATTTCCATCAAGAGTGGATGTGAGAAATGTAATCAATGCTTGTTCAACATACGAAAGAGAGTCTCCTGTTTGGATTCCCAAAACAGGAACATCTACACCTGTATATCTTACACATTGATCAGATGTTGTTTCTACACAACCATTATAGCAATTTGAACAAATGTTAGACATTTATTTATATTTTAAAAGTTTTACTCTACTCGCAATCATATTCACTGTGAATGGAGCAGCATAATCGGGGTTACAATACTTGTATGCAAGTATTCTTCTGTAGTTTATGAGGTCCAGCATCACCCCTCCAGGCACAGGCTGGTTCAACATAAACACAACATTATTATACAAATTGTTTGCAAGAGAAGCTAGTTTACAATCTATATCAGCAATTAATACTGGTATACTAGCGCACTCTGGACAATTTGTGAGCCTGGGTGATAACATTTCCTATAAGTTTTCTTCCTTGTTTTACAGCACCATTACATGCTGCACAAAGACCGTTAATCAATTGACATCCACATCCAACCTTAGCTCCACATTTTTTACACATAGCCATATTAGTAGAAATTTATTACGTAGTTGGTTCCAGAGCATCCACAATTGTTCTTTATAAAATTGTTCAACATCATGTCTGCCTGGGTGTATAATCTTGTTGCTTCAATCTCAGCACAATTGTTAGCAGCGGCAATAGACCCCTGCATGAAGAAGTATATAGAGTTTAAGTCCACCTTTGCTTGTGTCTTAATAGCTCTATCACATTCCATCATATCAAGCTTCATAAACGCGCCATCAAACTTCTCCTGTAACTGTTCAACACGCACAATTGACTTCTCTACGAAGTTCAAGTATGCAGGAGCTACAGAGTATTTTAAACGATAAACCCCATCAGGTAGAGGTTGATCTATACCTGGTGGGGTTATACCTAAGTTTGATGTTGTAAATATGTTAAAGTCGTTAACGCTGAATGGTTTAATAAATGTTCCAAATCCAGGAACAGTAATTTCAATTGTAGCACCAGAAACAACAGGTGGATTAGTTGGATATACAGATGCATCAGCAACTCCAAGTGTTTCTACATTGTACGTAGGAATTACTAATATGTCTAGTTTTAAATCTGCCATGTTGCTTTAAATAAATAAGCCAGAGGATTGAGTAGTATCCTCTCACCTCTGGCTTAGGTTATATAATCTATGTTACTTGCCTACTATTACGGAATCAAGGTTGATGTTGTAGTAGTAGAAGGCCATACAGTGGTTGTTGTAGAAGTGGTAGTTACACACGCACCATTCTGAGCAACAACTGCACCAAGACCTGCCACAAGAACTGCTTCTACAGCGGTTTCCATAGCGCTATCCTTTTGAAGAGCAATGATTACAGTGCTGTCTTCATAGATATAATCGCCCCACTGATAAGCAGACTTGTCGAACTCATTAAACTTGATGTAGTAAGTGGTATATGTAGTACCATCACTCACCCAGCTTTCAAAGTTCTCATTGTAACCGTTCATCCTGTAGAGATGCTTCAAGTAACCAGCTTGGTAGCTGTAGAAGTTTTTCTCTAATTGTGCAATCTCTGCAGAAGTACCAGAAGCGTAAGAAGAACGCTGTACTACAACAGGATCAGCAACAGTGTTACAAGGATCAGCTACAATGAAGTCAGCTGTGGTTGCAGGTCCGCTAAATACGAATGTACGGAACCACATTCTGTCATACTCGAAAGGAAATGCTGCCACATCACAAGGCTGACCATATTTGGTAAGAGGCTTACCAGTGATACGCAAGAATGCGTTTTGGTCGTTACCAATTCTCTGGAACTGATAGAAGTCAGAGAAAGTGATGTTGTCAGGGTTGTTACCAGGAGCTTGAAGATTGAAGTGATAAATCACATCATCGATCAAAGCAGGTACATTAACGCTAGTACAAGGATCACCACCGCAATCACAACAAGGTGCGTTTACAGTTACTGAACGAGTAAAACCGTTGAAGTACAATGTGTCAAGGTAGCTAGAGTGAGCACGAAGTGTTACAGTGATAATGTCACCACACTGTGCGTTCCAGTTAACAACGTCTGTAATTTGAGTGAGAGGAGTAGGACAACCGTCCACTTTGTACCACTCAGTTACATTGCTGTTACAACCAGATCCTGAAGGACAGCCTTTAATTTTATCTGAACGCTTAGAGCCTTGCAGATAAGTGTTTGTACGGCCCTGCGCAATGTAAAAATAGGGAGACGCTGCAATGTTTGCAGCTGTAGCTAGAGTGTAGTCGGATTTAAAAATACCAAACTGTCCAGCTGTCAAGTTTTGCGTAGATCCAGAACTAGGGAGCGCAGTTTGCCCTACTGGAACTACGAAAAGCGTAGTTAATGAAAAATCAGCCATTTTGCTTTATTTTAGGTGATTGAAAAATTTATTCGTTTGTCTGTATCCTGAACTGTGCACTTTGAACAGCAGCAGCGTTCTCTGTGTACATTGCTAGGTTTTGTACTGTTAAGTCTAACAACTCATCCTCTAGATAGAGTTCAAGTTCGCAGTCTTGGTCAACTGATGGTTGGCCATCTAACATGATATATCCTTGTTTGTTAATGTATACAGGATAGCGCATGTAAGACATATATATCTTACTCGGAGTGAATGTACCATCTGTGAAGATGGATATTTCGTCTGTCGAGAGGAAGTTGAAAGTCTCTTGGTATTCAAAAGACGGCCTATAATGTGTATTGTTCAGAATGAACTGAAGGTCACCATGTTTAGCTAAGTCTCTGTTAATCCAGATCTTTCTATCCTTACACACCCCTTTGTCAGCCAGTACATATGCATCTAAATAGAACATGTACTTAGGAACAAGCAGGTGCAGATCAGCAAACCATTGATTTAGTTCAGCGTTCTTAATAGTGAGGTCAAGAGGTTGATGGTTATATGTTATGACCAAGCTTTGGAGGTCCTCATAACGCTTTTTAAAAGCATCGAGTCCCATTCCACTTACCACACTAAAACCATCAACCTTTTGTTTTATCAGCTTAATCTGGGCCTCATTGAGAGCCAGAATTTTATCTTCCAAGTTAATTTGCTGGTGTATATTAGTTGATAGTTTATTTAGTTTTTGGTCTATCTTATATAATAAACTATCTACTGGTATCATACTGCAGCCAATTTCTTAGTTTTTAGCTTAGCTTCGAGAGTCAAGAGCAAGTCTTGATTATCATCATCAACAAGCAATTTAATTAAATCATCTTCATCCTTAGCTATTTCAAACTCACCTTCATAAATTTTACCGTTAGGTTTAGATCTATATATTGAGTGAAGAAGAGATTGTTTCACTAAGTCTTTGATATGGAGTAAGTTATCCTTCATGTCTGCGAAGCGAGTGAACACTTCAACAGGATTTAACCCTTGATACTTACCGTTTTTAAATTCGGTTTGTTTGAGAACATTGTCTACAAGATTGTAAACTGCTTCCTCTTTAGTATCATCAGTTACAGGTAGTCCCAACAAACGTGCCACTTTTCTTTTTCTTTCAGGAGTCATGCTGTCAAACTTAACAATAGCTTTGTTAATCATTTGCTTCTTCTTGAAGAGAACAGCATTCTCGATTTCATCATCAGCTACGTAGAACTGAGTTTCAGCAGGATATTCACCACGCTCCCAAGCTTGATATGAGCTTGCAATTGTAGGATGAACACGAAGCCATGAAAACGCTAATTCCTGAAAAGGAATGTTAAGATCAAAGAAGTTATCACTATCTAGAAGTTTTACAGGCTGAACATGCAGCGTATCACTTGTTGATGTAGACAATCCATAGTTCCAGAAACTAGAACGAGGACCTAAGTCAACATCTCCCAATGCAGATTGTAATTTGTCTCTAAGAACTGTAACACGCTCAGTCTCTAGTTCTCTCTCAAGAGGATCAGAGATTCTGCGGATGTAACTAGCATTAGGATCAAGTCCTGTTCTGTACTGTCCATCCAATTCCTTGTAAGGATACTTAAATACCCCTGTACCAGGAATACGTGTTAGGCCTTTTAGTGAAAGACCGCCTTGCATTGTTTGAAGTTGTGAGTTATTATACTCCTTCTTAATAGTTGAGATTTTACCTAACTTACCCATATGTAGTTTATTTTATTTGGTTTATTTTGCAGAGTGATTCCCACCGAAGGGATAGCGATTGGGAGACACCCCAGTCCAACCACTCTGTAAGTGAGAAGAGCTCCCCCACGGGGATGTGGGGGGCAATCTCTTCTCGATATAAGGGGTCTAAGGATAGAATCCTTAGAATGGTTCCTTAGAATTGTGGGATTTCTTCAATAAGAACTGTACGAGACAAGTCTTCAATGAATACATCACAACGGTCTTTCATCCAGATTTCGTATCCTGGGAATTTGTTCGCAGAGCTCATACCCTGAGACTTAGCAAAGCCTAAGTGGTGGCGAGTTCCATCGATATAACCCCAAGTCATAGAAGGTGCACCCTTCATACGTACTTCACGGATGTTGTTAACCAATGAACCATCAGACATAGGAGATACGTCGAACACCATGAATACAGGTGTGCTCTTCTTGTTCTGACCAAATTCAAGGTTAGTTTGAGGAAGGTCAAGTTCTTTCAAGTGAATTAACTCAACACGACCAGTTTCACGAGTAACCATTGCATCGAATGCAAAGTTGTAAGTGATATGCTGGCCTTCACCCTGCATGTAACGGTTTCCAGAATCAGCCATGAAAGTCAAGCCACTGTTTAAAGCGTCTGTCTTCAAAGCTTGTTGGAATACGTCAAATCCAGCCTCATTAGTGTACATTTTAACACGACGGTCTTTAACATCCACACGTCTGTAGAATAAGTCACCAAACACAGAACGAATCAAGTTTGCAGTGAATTCTCCACGGTTGTATTGAACTAAGTTACCGTTGTTACGCATTCTGTGATAAACACCAGCAGATGTACGCTTAAGTTCTTGCTTGCTACCGTTAGTCTTAACAGTACCAGGACGAGACCAAATCATACGCTTAACTTTTAATTCAAGCATAGACTTACGCATCCAGAACTCAATAAATGGCTCCCATTTAACATCGTTACGAGTTAAAGGAAGTTGGTTACGACGCTGAGGTGCATATACAAGGATGTCCAAAGGACGACCTGCAGAGTCACGCATCATTTTGTCATCAGCCCACTCAGTGATTTTGTGCTCGAAACCATATGCAGAACCTAAAGATTCAAACATAGTGATTTGCTCACCCAAACGAGGAAGACCCAATAAGTCTTGATCGAATTCACCAATTGCAGCATCAACCAACTCAAGTTCGATACCTACCTGTAAGAAGGTTGGGCTTACGAAGTCTACAGTTGGATTGTCTGTAACAAGTGTGAAGCTGTAAAGGAAGCCCATGTTCCAAGGAACTGGATCCTTAATAACGTAAAAACGAGGACCATATTGACGAGTACCAACAGAAACGATTGCGTTCTTAGAGAACTCGTTTGTGTCAATTACCAATTGGAACTCTTGACCATCGATACCAGGCTTGCTCAGCTCAGCTGTAGAAGCAGGGATGTCGATAATCTTAGGGAATTTGTAGGGAACAGCTACTTGCCATTTCCAAGCATCGCTATTATTATCAATGTAATAAGGCGTGCTTTTGTTGATCATGTCAAGGAAGTCATTGCTGTAAAGAGAGCTCTGTGTGTAGAGGCTGATGATTTTCTTATCGTAATCAGCAGGCTCGGTTGAGTGAAAGCTCTCCAGGTGGTTAGCGTCAGTTAGCTTACCCACAGCACGCTTGTCCATTGATGCGACACGAGCATACGTGAAGCCAGTTAGACCTGGGATTGTTTGAATTGCCATTTTGTTATCCTTTTATTTATTAAAATTTAAATGAACCATGAATTTTGTTTGGCTGGTTGACCACTGCTAGATGCCTTAGTTTTAGTCACTTGTCTAGCTACTTCCCCAAACAGTTCGTTCGATTTCTTTGAAACGCCTGTTCTTTGGATGGTAGATAGTGTAGGATCTTTTTCTAGGATTTTAAGCAGGAGGGCAACTTTCACCTTTGTTGCATGGTTCTCAGGTCTCTTCAATTCCAAGATGGTTTTGTCGAAATCAGTGAGTGTCTCACCGCTTGCTGTCTTGTATTTATCTACCAGCAGGAAGTCTTGTAGTTCGTTTGCCAACTTGGGGTTGATGGGGATTCCATCAAATTCCTTAGATTTCAGTTTGTCTTGAAGGACTCCCTGAACATTCTGGATGTATTGGTTTTTAATTGCTTGTTTTTGTTGGAGTTCCACCTCAGCCTTTTGCTCCATTTGGGCAAGTTTCTGGGCTTCCTTCTTAACCAACACTTTGTGATGTTTTGTAGCTACGCTCTCTAAATCACCGTAGTTTTTGAGTCTTTCAACTTCTGTATCAATGTCTTCAGGCTCAAAACCTTGGTCAGCTAATGCTTGTTTGATTACTGACACTTGATTGTTCTCTTGTGAAAGATCCATTTCAGAGAAGCTCATCACATTATTATATGCACCAAAGTAATCTTTGGGGTTAACACCTTTTACAAATACAGCCTCAAACGCTTGTTGATAATCCTCGCCAAACTGACCAATGAAGTTTTGCACCATCTCAACAGCTCCCTTTTTCTTTTCACTTTGGAAGCGTTCTAAGAACTCTTCAGGGGTGGATATGCTTATATCTTCTTCATCATCATCATCCTTTGAGAAAACACCGAGTTTGAAAAGGTCACGAGATAAAGCTGTGAATTGACTCACTTGCTCTTCTCCTTCTCCCTCTCCTTCTTCGTTACTATTTTCTTCAGCAGGTTTAGCTTCAGTTGTTGGAGCTTTCTTCTTAACTGGTTGAGGATCAGCCTCTTCTTCATCTTCATCTTCTTGAGTGTTATCACCAAGGAAGCTTGATATGAGATCTTGACCAGTGAATTCTTCACCATCTGCTTTAGGAACAACTTCTTTTCCTTTTGGAACATCGGGTTTTGGATCTGGAGTAGGAGGTTCAGCAGTTTTTACGATCTTCTGAATATCATCAGGGTTACCCGTTGATGTCTCAGGAGACATAAGATCATTGAGAAGTTCTGTACTTCCAGGTCCCATCTCCATAGTATTTTCAATACTAAAGTTACCGAATGACGGGGTATCTAGGTTTTCAGCCATATGTAGTTTGTTTAAATTGGTTTATACGCTTGTAAAAATAGTCAGAGATTGTTGAATAGCAAAGAGTTATGCATCTATATACACCATTTTCGTATATAATATAGCATTAATCTAATTTACTCTAATCAAGTTTGTTTATCACCGTGTCGTTTATTATCCTGTATGAACGCATTGGAGCTATGTCAGTGAGTGTAACTTGTTGGATTTCAACACCCCACTTTCTTGCCTCCACTCTAGCTTTCTTCGTGAGGATGTTATCAATCTCAGTATCTATACACTCATCTAAGGTTTTGTCCATGATGATGTTCTTGATAATGTATTGTGTCATATCTGATATAGCATCCTGAGCATCATACACTTCTAATATAAATGTCTGAATATCAGCTATTTTGTATTTGATCAACCCCTTCACAACAATGTTCTGTTTGTCTTTAGTGTAAAGACTCTGTGGGGATAGGCTCAATGTTGTAACTACAACATGCTGTTCCATAGGATCATCCACAAATGGGATGCGCCAATGAAAGCCAGGTTTAACTACCTTGTGGAATTTACCAAAGCGTAGAACAACTGCTTCCTCAAAATCTCTAACGATAAAGAAGGGAAGCAGCTGTTCAAACCAGCCAGTTATTAAGTCAATTAGCCTATCAAACATTATTCAGGTTTTTTAGAGCGTCCCTTAGCATTTTCTCTAGCGATTGCTAAGTCGTTTCTCTGATTCTCACGATCCACTTGTAACTTCTCTCTTTCAAGAGCAATCTTCTCAGCAGCTAGTCTATTCTTGGTACTAAGGTCAGCCATCTTTGCCTGATAGTCTTTAGTCGTTCTTTCTTGTTCTGCGTTTAACTTGCTGATTTCCAATACGTCAGGAGTTCCAGTTTTATCCACGTCAGATAGAGGACCCATGTTCTTTGCTTCAGCAGCAATCAGGGCAATCTCTTTCTTATTGATGCGATCAAGCTCATTCTGATAATTATCATTAGCAATATCTTGTTCTTTCTGTACTTGAGCTTGTTGAAGCTGAGCCTGGGCAATTTGACCCTGTTGCTCAACTTGCTGTTGCTGAATCTGGAGCTTCTGTTGTTCCATGGCCTGCTGTTTATCACGCAGATCTTTGAACACTTTCTTCATAGCTCTCATAGACTTAGTGCTGTAAAGCTCAATTACATCGTACAAGCTTCCACCATTCTGCATCAAAGGCTGAGCCAATTGACGAAGCTCGTTAAACATTTGTGTATCTTCAGGACGATTTGTCAAGAATACCTTCAAGTCACGGAATCTTAAGTCTGTACCATTTACAGATACAAATGCTGATTCACCCTCGCTAGTGATGTAGCTGAGTGTAGACTGAGGCTTCTTAGATTCTACGTATAGAGCAGCATCAATGATTGCTTGATAGAGCTGACCCATTACATATTCATGTGCAACAAACCATGGTTCTGTTTGAGAATAAGACTGAGACACAGCTGTGTTTACACCTGTAGCACTCTCACTAGCTGACACAGATCCCATACGCTGTCTACTCATACCCACAAGCTCCCAACACTCATTCTTAAGCTGTTGTGCTAGCGTATAACGAGATTGTATCTCCTGTGTACGCGTGAGGTCAATATCTCTAAATTGGTTGAAGCTAGAAGGACTCTTCAGGTTCTCAGGAGAATCGTCAATAAACATAACCCCTCTGTTCCTTGCCTCCATTTCCCAGATGTCTAATGCATCTTGAGCATCACCATCCTTAGGAATAGGAATGTGTCTGATGGATGTCAAATACA